ATAGATGAAGGTGAGAGTATATGTAGTGTTGTTCCAGATAGCCATTTAAGCTGTCTGTATTACCCTGAAACTTATGCGGATGCTTATTATGATGAACAATGTAGTATTAATAGCCTCTATGATGTTGGCTGTGTCGGTTACGGTGATGCTTTTTTTGAGCAACAATGCAGTTTAGATAGTTTATACAGTAATGCTTGTCCAAATTTTGAAACAGCTTATTTAGACCAGCAATGTGAAACTAACCCTACTTATAGTGTTTATTGTCTTGGTTATGAAGATGCTATAGCAGAAGAAGAAATAGAGTTTGTAGAAGAAATAGATTTAGAAGAAATGTTTGTTCTACCACCACCAGAGTCATACATTGAATTAGAAATAACTTTATCTGATTTCGAAGTAATGACTGAGATATTTGAAATGGATGTTCTTAATGAAGTTGAGTTTGAAGAAATAACACAAGAAGAAATCATTTTAGAGATAGAAGCAGAAATAGAAGAATTTTTTGAACCTGTACCTGAAGTTGAGCCTGAACCTATAGAAGAGATAGAAGAATTAGTAGAAGAGACAATAGAGGAAGAGCCAATAGAAGAACCTATAGAAGAGGTCGAAGAGGTCGAGGAAGAAATTGAAACAGAGGAGATAGAAGAAAATGGCGAAGAAAAGCAACAAGAAGAACGGGAAGAACGGAACGAAGAAAAAGTATTACTAACTGAAACTAAAGTTGAGCCTAAAAAAGTTAATAAGGCTAAAGCTAAGAGAGATAAGATGAAAGAAATCATCACAAACAGACTTAATAACTTAGCTAAAGAAATGGGTGCTGCGGTCAGTTTAGAAGAACAAAAAAATTTACAAAGTTACATTCTTGCTTTATTAAATTTTAACGCTGGATTCAACTCTTACAAAGGCTCATTGGTTGATGGAACATTTTATGAAGATAAGGATATATATTTGAACACTAATATTCCAGACAATCAAAAAGGTTTAAGAAATGGCTTGGCTCATCAATTGCTACACAAAGAACTTGTAGACTTGCAATGGCAGAAGTAGAGTATGGCGGTGTTAAGGTTGGTGGAAGCAAACTTCTTTTAATCATTCCTTTACTTTCTATGTTAGGTGGTGGTGCTTGGGCAGGGTTTGAGTTTTACCAAAGATATTTAGATATGGAAGCTAAGATAGCATCTTTTGTATCACCAGATTTATCAGGTTTTGACAAAAGGTTGTCTTTAATTGACGAACACATGAATACCGTTAATACGCACATGGAGTTTGTATCAAAAGAAATTGATTTGTTTAAAGAAGAAGTTGGCATGATTAAAGATAGTGCTGACGAACAAATTAAATATACAAAAGAAGTAAAAGTTGAAGTACGAGAAGATATGAGACATCTTGAGTCAATAGTTAATGATGTCGAAACTAAGTTACAAAATCAAAAAGAAGATGTTGGTTCTATGATTGATAAGGCTGATGAAAGATTTGATGCCAGAAGAGATTCATTGTATTCAGATACGGATAGAAAAATTAAAGAACTAGAGGATAGGCTTGGTGCTAAATTGCAAAGAGCGTTAGATAATCCTTTAGCAAACTAAGGAGATTATATGGCACTTACTCAAAGACAAAAAAATGCAATGGAAAAACACAAAGACCACCATACAGCTAAACATATGCAAGTGATGAGAAAACTAATGAATAAAGGAAAAACATTTACAGAGTCACACAAGATAGCTATGAGAAAGGTGGGGCGGTGATTAATGGAAGAGAAATTGAATCGTATGCAATTACAACTTGACAAACACACATCGCAAATAGGAAAGCTATTTAGCAAAATTGATGACACTAATCAATGTATAGCAAAAATTAATACATCACTACTTCAAATTAAATGGGGAGTATATGGTGCTTTAGGTTGGTATGTTATAGGTCAAATAGGAATATTAGAAGCAATGAGGATAGTTGTATGATAGCGTTATTAACAAATGTAGCACCAATAGCTTTAGGTTTTGTAGCTAAGTTGTTTGCCCTTAAAAGTCAAGCAGCACAAGAACAACAAAAACTAATGATTCAGTCATTACAAGTGCGTAATGATTCAATTAATATGGCAAGAGATAGAGCAGACAAAGAGAGTCCTATGGCTGCACTTAACAGAAGAGTTATTATCTTTGTAATCTTAGCTTTAATTATATTTACACAAGTAGCACCTGTTTTTTTTAATGTGCCAACAGTTATACCTACAGTTATAGAAGGTGCAAGTTTTCTAGGTTTTGAATTAACACCAGACACTATTGACTATGTAACCGTACAAGCAGGTGCAGTTTTAAAGTTTGATGAAGTGTTTGCTTGGGCAACAATGATAATCGAATTTTATTTTGGTGCTCAATTAGCAAAGGGGAAATAAATGACTTATAGAGAACTAATTAACGAAGTATTAATAAGGTTAAGAGAAGATACAATTTCTACTGATTGGTCTGGCAATATTAATGACTCATCAACAGTAAGTGATTACCAAAAAGTAATTGGTAGTATGGTCAATGATTCTAAGCGTTCTGTAGAGAATTATCACGATTGGTTAGTTCTTAGAGAAACAGTAGATATTTCTACAGTAGCAGGCACTAAAAATTACAATTTATCTTCTGGTCAAGAGTTCAAAATAGTAGATGCAATAAACAACACTACAGGCACTCAATTGTGTCAGGTAAGCCGAAGCTACCTTAACAGCGTAAAGTACCCTACAGACCCGACTGGTGAGCCTCATTATTACGGTTTTAACGGTGCTGATAGTAGTAATAATTTAAAGGTTGATTTATCTCCTGTTCCTATCAATGCTGAGACTATTTCTTTTGACATAATTAAAGCACAAGATGAACTGACTTTAGCAGCAACAACACTTAAAGTTCCAACTAAACCAGTTGTACTTGGAGCATGGGCAAGAGCCATAGCAGAAAGAGGTGAAGATGGAGGCACACAATCATCTATAGCTGCTGAAGAAACAAGTCAAGCACTTAAACAAGCAATTATGCTTGATAGTGGTAATACTCAATACGAATCGGATTGGTACATTAAATAATGGCTAAACAAATATCTTATCAACCTCTAACAGATATAGGACTAAATGGTCTTAACACACAAGACAATCCTGCTTCTTTAAATACATCATTTTTAACTAAAGCAGAAAATGTAGTAATAAGAGAGTCTGGTCGTATTGCTTTTAGAAAAGGTTTAAAACAAAAAGTTACTCCTACAGGTACAGCAATTGCATCTTTAATTGAGCATAATGACCAAGGCACAAACAAGATATTTGCTAGTCATGGTACAAGCATTTACACTATAGATTTTACTTCACCTAATGCAGCGTTTCCTAGTAGTGGTGCTGATGTTAAACATACAGTAGGAAGTTCGACAGGCAAATGGCAGTTTATTGAGTTTAATCGCAGATTAACTTGTATACATGAAAATATAGTTCCTCAAAGATATGATGGCTCACAAGGTTCAGGTAGTAAGTGGGCAGCTTTTGATAATGCACATAGACCATCTGGTGTTTCTTCTGGTGAGTTTAAACCTAGTTGCGGTATGGGTTTCTATGGTCGTATGTGGGTAGGCGGTGTAGCAGAAGAAAAAGATGTGCTTTACTACTCTACTTTGCTTGATGCTGATGACTTTAGAACAACAGCCGAAAATGGTGCTAGTAATGGTGGTTTTATAGATTTAAAAACTGTATGGGGTGTAGATGACATTGTAGCTATAGCACCTTTCTATGGAAAATTGGTTGTCTTTGGTACAAACAATATTGCTGTATATGATAGTCCAAATATTATTGGCAGTATGGCACTTAACGAGGTTATACGAGGTGTAGGTTGCGTATCAAGAGATAGTGTACAAGCTATTGGTGATGACCTTGTATTTTTATCAAGCACCGGTTTAAGGTCTTTAGGTCGTACTACAGAGAAAGACAAACTACCTATGCAAGATTTGTCACTTAACATTAAAGATACACTTATTAGAAATGTAGGACAAAGCACAAATGCAAAAGCAGTTTATGTTGAAAATGAAGGAATATATATTTTATCTTTTGTAGATAGTAATATTACTTATGTTTTTGACTTTAAACACTTTACACCTAATCAAGCACCACGCATAACGACATGGACTTTTGACAATGATAGAGAGCCATCTAGTTTAGCTTACACAGAATTGTATGGACTTTTAGTAGGTCAAAAAGATGGTGGTTTAGCTGGGTATGAAGGTTATTATGATGTTGACTTGTCATATCCTAGTGGCTCTCAAACATTTACTAATAGTTCTTACACTAGCGGTATAGCAACTACTTGGGTTAATTTAGGTCAGTCAGTTGCAGCTTCTTTACTTAAAAGATTATTTATGGTTTTAGAAGGGGGGTCTGGAGCAAGTTTAGGTTTAAAGTGGTATAAAGATTATAGTCCTAGTCCGTCACCTACAACTCAGATAACTTTAAATCCAGTTACAACAGGCACATCTGCTTTATACGGTGCTAGTACATCTTTATATGGTAAGTCAGGTGTTACTTACAAGCCTGTATATGGATTACAAGAATACAGAACCTCTTTAACAGGTTCAGCTAAAAACCTAAAACTAGAAATTAGTATTGAATCAAATGGATTTGATGCTTCATTACAAGACTTAACTCTATTACATAAACAAGGAAAAATACGATGAGTAATTACACTATAGCAGTTGCGTGGAGTGGCAAAGATGCACTTTCTGACTCAAATGCAGCAAAAGTTATATCTGGTGCAGATTTTAATACTGAATTTACAGCAGTTCAAACAGCAGTAAACACTAAGGCTGATTTGAATGGTAGTGCTTCAGAAGCATTTAGTGCAACGACAGCTTCAGCAGATACAAACACAACACAAGTAGCAACAACAGCTTATGTGCAAACTGAAATAGGTGCAGGTAAAAATGGACACGGAGATAGAACAGTAAGCACTTCTGCTGCAAGTGGTGGCTCTAATGGAGATATTTGGTATCAAGTAGCGAGTTAATATGACTTTAAAAGTAAACGATTCAGGAACTTGGAAAGAACCTACAAAGGTTTCAGTTAAAGATGGTGGTGCTTGGAAAGAAGTTATTACTGCTAGTGTAAAAGATAGTGGTTCTTGGAAACCTTTTTACCAAAGAAAGTTTACTTATACAGTTTTAAGTGATGTTAATAAATTAGATTTAGATACTGTGTTATCTTCTGATAATAAATTAGGTGATGTAGATGTAGTTATTAACTCTGGAATCTATGTTTATTCTGACAATACAAGCATACCTGCTTTATTAACTGGTTCTGGTGTTGCTGGTGTTTTAACTATTATTAACAATGGTTATATTATTGGTGCTGGAGGTGCTGGAGGTACTGGTGGCACACCAACAGGAAACAGAAATGGTGGTGCAGGAGGTAATGGAGGAACTGCTTTAAAACTTGAAAAAAATATTACATTAGACAACAATGGCTCTATTCTCGGAGG